TTGGGCCATCCATGAGCGTTTGGACTACGCCCATGGCGAATATCCTTTCGTAGAGTTCCGCCGAGAGCAGATTCGCCGGGCAATCACAGACACTCGAGGCATCCCGGAGCTTTCCAGCACGGATCAGGACGAAATCAAGGCTCAGCATGACTCGATTCGGGACAGCACCGCGTTTTCAACGCTTCCTCCAATCCGCGTGGTGAAGCGCATTGGCGCCATGAACAAGGTGGGTCCGGGCGTGCAACTTCCGGTTACCAACGCCAACGACTACACGTTCATGGATCCGCCGGCGCGGCCGCCCAATCTGGCGTTCGACCTCATCAAAAGGGTGGAACAGCAACACGCGGCCTACTTTGGGACCACCAATCAGTTTGTCGCCCCACAGGTAACCCAGATGCTTCAGCAGGCACTGGTGAACACATGGCAGCTGTCGTGGAGATCTGTCTTCCGACAGATGTTTGCCCTTTGCTGCCAGTACATGGCTCCAGGAGAAATCCAGCGCATCACCGGAGGCCAGTTGCCGCAGAACTTGTCTGAGATCCACAACGAGTTCGACTTCAACATCAGGTTTGATGTGATGAATTTAGACAAGGAATACATCACTCAGAAGATTGAGTATTTGAAGAGCATCAAGCAGATGGACTCTGGCGGCGTCTTAAACTCCAATCGGCTCACAGAGATGATGATTCAGGCCATTGCTCCGGAGATGTCTGCCGAACTGATTATGACAGAGCAGCAGGCCTCTCAGAAGCTGTTCAAAGACGTTCAGACAGACATTGCTATGATGCTCTTGGGCAACGAGGCATCGTATCAGGAAAACGATCCGACCGCTCAGGCCAAGCTGCAATACTCGCAGCAGGTCATTCAGAGCAATCCAAAGGCTCAGGCCGCATTGCAGTCTGATGAGAACTTTCAGCAGCTGTTCCAGAACTACATCAAGAACCTTAAAATGAGCGTGATGCAGAAACAGAACGCTCAGATTGGAAGGATTGGAGTATCACCCATTCAACAACAATGACCGAAAAAGAACGACTTGCATTCGGTTGGGGTGGCAAAAACCACGTTTGGGATCAAGTAATTGAAACGATCCAGCAGATGCAGGAAAGCCTTTGGCTTAATGCTGTTAGCAATAACGTAAAAGGCGAAGATCGTATCCACGCTTGCGGCCAAGCCGATGGAGTGAACTTGGTTTATTCAACACTTTTAACATTAAGAAATGAAGCATTAAAACTTAATGGCTTGACTGAAGAGAAAGATTTGGCATAACGCCATCAACGGGCCTTCCAGCGTTACTGGATTGTAATTAAAGGAACTTGCGACCTTAACCGCATGAATGAAAGCGAAGTACAGCCTGATGCCGGGAATCAGGAGGCAGCAGAATCTCCCGTTGTTGATAAGCTCGGTCTTTTGGATGAGAGGGATCTAAGTGCTCTCTTGAAATCCAACTTCCTTGACGAGCAAGGGGACGCTCCGGCCTCACAGGAGCAGGTTACAGATGCTGATTTGTCTGAGACAGACGAAAGCGGCATTGATGAACCTGAAGGTCACGATGGTGATGAAAGCAATTTAAGCAGGGGTGTCCAGAAGCGCATCAACAAGTTGGTTGCTGCAAAGAAGGCCGCTCAAGCTGAGTTAGAAGCGCAAAGACAGCGTTTGGCTGAAATGGAAAGAGAGCTGGCCTCCGCAAGGCAGGCTACCCCTCAGTCCGAACCAGAGGTTTCTGGAGAAGTTGAATCTTTGAGTAGCCTTGAGCAGGTGAACGAAGAGTACAGCAGGGCCGTGAATGCCATTCTTTGGTGCGAGCAGAATCGGAACGGGGCAACGCTCAATGGCGTTGATCTGTCTGATGAAGACATTCTTGACATCAAAATGAGGGCACTCAGGATCAAGGAAATTGAACTTCCTGCCAGATTTAATTACCTGCAAAAACAGGCTCAATTAGATTATGGAATTGTTCAGGATTTTCCTTGGTGGGGAAAACCAGAAACTGAAGAGTATCAGGCCGCACAGCAGATTTTGCGTGAATTTCCAGAGCTTAAAAAGCGCAGAGCTGACTTCAAGCATGTTGCCGGCATTGTTGTTTTGGGACTGAAGGCCTACACGGATCTGAAATCCAAAAAGACAACGCAGGCGCCTATCAAAAAGGCTCCTCCCCAACCGGGAGTCAGACAGGCTCCACCAACCAGTTCACATCAGCAGTCCACCCAGAAGGCAAAACAGCAATTTGCCAGAAGCGGAGGAGATCGTGACGGACTAAGCGATTTGGTAAAAAACATGGGCTTTGTTTAGCCCCCAACAACAACCGCAGTATTTTTTTTGATATGGCAACTCTACTCGAACCCAATCTCTCCGGTCGCGGCAAGCGCGAAGATCTCATGGACATGATTGCCTTGGTTGACGCCAAGGACACGCCGTTTACGTCCATGGCCAAGAAAGGCTCCAAGCCTGGCAACATGTACTTCCGATGGCAGTCTGACAGCCTTCCGGCTCCTCAGGTTGGCGGCACTCCTGACGGCGTTGACGTGAACCTCTCCACTGGCGTTGATAACTACGTTGTCAACTACCGTGCTGAGCTGGCCAACTACGCCCAGATCTTCCGCCGCGCAGTCCGCGTGTCCAAGCTCACTCAGGACATCGCTGATGTTGCTGGTGTGCGTGACGAGCTGGCAGACAACGTCGCCAAGGCCATCACTGGGATCAAGCGCGACATGGAAGTGACCATGGTGTCTGATCAGGTGGCCCAGGCAGATAGCGGGAATCAGACAACTCCGTACCGCACGGCCGGCGCCCAGACATGGATCGCTACCGGCGGGGCTGGAACTCCGACTCCAGGAGGCATTCCCTCGATCTTCCAGACGCCTTCTACTTCGATCATCGGAACTGGATCCGCTCTTGGAACCTCGTTGACGGACGCCGTTGTGCAGGGCTTGCTCAAGTCGATCTTCGACCAGACCGGCCACTACACCTCGTTTGATTGCATCGTTGGGACGGATCTGAAGCGCGCCTTCACCGGCCTGTTGGGGACCACTTCCCTGACGACTGTGGCTGGCACTCAGGCCGCTCCTCTGGCAGCTGGCGCCACCAAGGTTCAGACATTCCAGCGTGACGCTGCCGCAGACACCTACATCCAGAGTCTGGATGTGTTCCAAGGTGACTTCGGAACGGTCCGCCTCCACCCCACCACGTTCATCGGAACCGTGTCTGGCACGTCCTACACGCCCACTCCGTTCCGTGGCTTGGTGCTGGATATGAACTTGATCGAAATCCGCTATGGCGGTAATGTCGCTCAGGTCACTCCGCTCACCGACAATGGTGGTGGTCCCGGCCGCTTGGTTGAAGCTGTCGCTGGTCTGGTTGTGGGCAACCCGCTGGGCCTTGGCAAGTTCAACTACAACGCCGCTTAGTTGACTTCCGCGACACCTGCGTGGCTTCGACCTTATCGGGGCCAAAAGTGGTGCGACACTCCGGAGAGACGGAGACACTTTTGTGCAAGCGAAGGGCCTGTAGCAGTCTTGTCTGAAGACAGGCTGCGAACCTTGGGCACAAATAAAGAAGCGACACCTGCCGGTGGCTGCATGCCGCCGCGCACGGACTGGGTTACTCAGTCGCCGCAGTGGTGTGACAGCCGGGAGAGTACCGGCACGTTTTTCAAAAGCGAGGTAGAGCAGTGGCAGCTCGCCAGTCTCATAAGCTGGAGGCCGCAGGTTCGATTCCTGCCCTTGCAACCAATTTCATTGGGTGGTTCGCATAGCGGCTATTGCAGGAGACTGTAAATCTCCCGCCTTCGGGCATCATTGGTTCGAGTCCACTACCACCCACCACTTTTATGACTGTACTTCCGATTCCGGTAATACCAGAACTGATTCAACGATACATTGGCGTGCAGGCGCCGGCAAACTTGGTGGCCCTAGCGAACAGAAAGCCTGCCAGCAGCGGGCCTGAGGGCACAGATGGGTCAGCGATGCCGTCAGACAAGATCAGCCCCTACAGTGGCATTTATGACGCCCAGGGCCGACTGCCCCGCATTCCCGAACCCGGAACTACTTTTATTGCTCGCGTATGATCAGCATTCCAGAAAACCTCGTTGGAGAACTTGAGACAGAATTGCGCCGCGGCTGGTTACGCAATCAAGTTGAAGCTAAGGCTGCCGCTCAATCCAATGCTCGATTCAATGCTGAAAGACATAAGTCTGTAGAAGGACTTGGTCAAAAGATTGCAACGATACCGGCAACGGCTTACCACTTTTGGGGCCAAAAGCTTGGATATGGATGCTGGAGCGACAAGGCATTCATGGACGAGTTTCTGCGTGACAATCCAGAGTGCAGGGTGAATAGTGGCGGCACAAAAGAGATTCACGTTGGTTGGGTGCCACCTAGCAAATGAAGACAGTTCCATTTAGCGCAGTTCTAGCAGAGTCATGCCAGCTTATTGGCCTTGATAGAAACACGCTAAATGACAAGTCTTTTGCAGCCATTCGCGATTTTGCTAATCGCAGGCTAAGCATGATTTGGGATCGGGAGGATTGGCCCGACATCCAAGAGGTTGTTCAGGTTTGGCCTGGGATTCCGATCACCAACGTCACAACGGCTCCTATTCCTGTTTTAACCGAAAACGAAGTGGAGCTTTTGCAGGAAAATGGGAACTCTTTGCTTTTTCAGAATTCTCAGAACACGTTGTCTTGCGTTCTGACACTTGACACAAACTACCCAAGAATTTACCTGCGAGACTTTGGCAGTCAGGCTTGGCAAAAGGGAACAATTGGAGAGTCGCTCGTCGGCATCATTAATCCGTTCTTCATCACCAAGGAAGACGGAACACGGATTAGCTCTGCTAGTTCGCAGTATGAATTTGAGTACACAGTTGCAGAGGAGAACACAAATCCCTACATCACTTCTGTAACCATTCAGATTCCATGGGGCACTCCTGAGTGGACTAACATTATTGGGTCTACGCTGGAGTTTTTGGGCAACAGGCAGCCAATCACAGTTGTTTCGGGCCAAGCCATTGGTTGCTGGACAGATGATCCGCGGAAGACATCCAGGTGCAGGGATGACTCGTACATTGTCGAGAACATGCCGGACATAGACACCAGCACGGCTGTGTCTATTCAGAATCTCAGCCAAGAGTTGTTTGTGCTCAGATTTGCTGGATTTGAGACAAGGTTTGTCCTGCTCCGAAACACAGCACCATACTTGTTTGGCACAAGGCTTGATGCAACAATCGCCTACCCTGCTGGCGCTCAGGTGTACTATGACACAAGCCAGGGTAGTGCGGCGTACAATCCACCCAACAAGAATTTGCCTGTATCTGGCAACTTTTGGAACGCATACGCAAATGCGGCTATCGGTGTGCTGCCGTCAAATCCCAGCTTTAACTGGAGGGCTGTGAGTATCCCATTCCGGTTTAAGGGCTATCTGGTGAATGCTGTGTCTGCTGACTTTCTCAGATCAGAAGGCAGGGCAACAGAGGCTGATACACTTGAAGGAATGGCCGAGTTTGCAGTTCAGCAACAGATTGATGTGCTGATCAGGCAGCAAGGCCAAGTCCGTAAAATGAACATGGTTTACAGCTACTAAGCATGATCACCAGATTCATACGAAAAAGAAATCAGGATCCGG